AATGGACTGTTACTGTACACAATGATGATGGTCACGTTTCACGTGAAGATTTTGTACAATGGCAATCAGATACAGTAGGTACTGGAACTGAAATTACTGGACAAACTCCTGATGTATACAAAAACAATGCATTAGTTACACAGTTTGACCGTAATGGTGTTAAAACATCAGAATATGATATTAAACAAATTTGGCCTACTAGTGTTGGCGAAGTTACTTTTGACTGGGATTCTAATGACGAACTAATGACGTTCGAAGTTACTTTCTCAATCGACTATGTTGAAAAACTTGTTTAATAATAACTTATTAGCGCTTAGGCGCTAATATTGTCTCTTATATATAGTTAATAGCAATATAAATATATGCAATAGATAATGTAAGAGGAAATAAATAATGGCTGGTTTATATGATTGGTTACATTTCTGGCAAAAAAATGCAGAAAAAGATACCAAATTAAGACTTAAAAATCCAAAGACATCATTTGCTCCACCGGAAGACTATTCAGGTGCGGCAAATATAATCGTGGACGCAGATTCACCACATGGTACAGCTAGTTATGCCAGATATGCTGACGACTACGGTTTATCAATTGAATCAACAAAACACCTTATTAACACTTATAGGTCTATTGCTGAATATCATGAAGTTGATGATGCAATCCAACAAATTGTTGATGAATCTATTGTTGAAGAAGATAATAAATCAGCTGTAACACTAGACTTAGAATATACTAATTTTAGCGAATCTATTAAAGAAAAAATTCAAGATGAATTTGACTACATTTTAAAACTATACAATTTTAGAAACTTTGGTTCATACCTTTTTAAAAAATGGTATATAGACTCTAGAATGTATATACATAAAATTATTGACCCAAGATCTAAAGAATTAACTGAATTGAGAGTTATTGACCCTATTAATATGCAACTCTTTAGGGAAATATTAAAAAAGGATGAAGGTGGAAACTCTATATTTTTAGGATATAATGAATTCTATAAATATACTCCAGGTGCTGACTCTGATAGTAACTATTCTCATGGTACAATGATTGGCTCACAATCACTACAACTACCTAAAGAATCAATAACTTATGTTCCATCTGGAATAGTTGATGGAACGCCACAAAAACACGTTATTGGTTATTTGCATAGAGCTATTAAAGTAACAAATCAACTGAAAATGTTAGAAGATGCTCTAGTTATATACCGTCTTGCTAGAGCTCCAGAACGTCGAGTTTTTTATGTTGATGTAGGTGGTTTACCTAACTCTAAAGCTAAACAATATGTTAATGACATTATGGCAAATATGAAAAACCGTATAGTATACGATTCTTCTTCTGGTAAAGTTAAAAATACTACCGCTGCTATGTCAATGATGGAAGACATTTATCTTCCAAGACGTGATGGCTCTAAAGGCACTGAAGTAACTACTTTACCAAGTGGTCAAAATTTGGGTGAAATTGAAGATATTGAATACTTTAACCGAAAATTATATAAAGCAATGCGTTTGCCAAAATCACGAGTTGCTCAAGATAATTCATCACCTGTTATGTTTGGTAATAATATTACAGAAATGGATAGAGATGAACTTAATTTTACCAAATTTATCAGAAGGCTACAAGTAAAATTTGAACCTGTATTGCTAGACCCTTTACAGCATCAAGTAATTGTTAAAAAAATAATTACTAAAGCAGAATGGAAGATAAACCGTGAATATATTAAAATAAAATTTAATAAAGACTCTTATGTTGAAGAATCTAAAAGGTTAGAATCATTCCAAAATAAATTAAGTCTATTAAGAGACGCAGACGAATATTGCGGTTCATACTTTAGTAAAGAGTATATATATATGAATATACTAGAAATGACTGAAGAAGAAATAGCTCATGAGCGTAATCAAATTAAATCTGAAATTGCCGACGGCGACATCAAAATAGATGATGATGGATTCTAAAAATAATCCACGATATAAATATTAATAAGGAAACACTATTATGTCAAACAAATTAATGAGATCAATTGTCGAAAAAGGCAACCTAACGGAATTTAATACTCTATTCACTGAAGAAGTTAACTCTCGTGTTAAAGAGCTAATTAAAGAAATGGAAAAAAATATTAAAGCCGAATTCGATTTATCTGAAGAAGCCGATATTATTGGAAAAGAAACTGATAAAAAAAATGATAAAGACGTAGACCGTGAAGATGCCAAAGATAAAGGCCCTTCAACCGATACTGATGCCGATGATGAAGATGAAGATGAAGAAATGGAAGAAAAAAAATCTGATGTTATATATAAAGATGGTGTGAGATATGAATACGACGGTAAAACCGATCTATACTATGATAGCGAAACCGACGTATATGTAACTAGTAAAGATTTACAATAAATTCAAGGTGATATAATATGAAAGACGAAGAAATTATTGAACACATTTTATCTGAAAAGCTTATTACTACTGTTTCATCTGATGGCACTCGTACTAAAAAACAAGATGCTAAAACTAGAGCTAAAAAGGCAAATCAAACTACAGGTATGTCTAAAGCCGAACGTAAAAAAACAGCACGTAAAGCCGCTAGAACTAAAAAGAAAGATGTTGCCGGCCAACGTAAACAGAAAAAGAAAACTGCTAAAGCAATGAAAAAACGCAAATCAATGGGGTTATAACTATGTCTGATAACGTTCAACTATTGATAGAAAATTGGGGCTTACCTTTCAATCCAGCCGGTAAAAGTTCTAATATAAATACTAATAATATACGCATTGACGAAAGTGCTAATGGCGTAAAAGGTACTTATATATCAGGTGTTTTTATGCAAGCTGAAAAGGTTAATGGTAATGGAAGAATTTACCCAAAAGCCGTATTAGAACATGCAGTAAATGAATATATAAATTCTCAAGTAAATACAAATCAAGCCTTAGGTGAACTTAATCACCCTAGTAGATCAACTCCTGATCCACGTGAAGCTGCTATCATAATTGAAGAATTATGGTTTGAAGACAATAACGTGATGGGACGTGCTAGAGTTTTAGATACTCCTAATGGCAAAATAGTTAAATCACTTATTGAAGGCGGCTGGATTCCAGGTGTTTCATCAAGAGGTTTAGGACGAGTTAAATCAGTTAATGGTATTAATGAAGTCCAAGAAGGTTTTAAATTAACAGTAGGTGTTGATGTAGTCCACCAACCAAGTGCTCCTGATGCTTATGTAGAAGGATATACTGTAGATAATGATGGAAATGTTAACCAAATGGTCTCACCTTCTAGAATGAAAACTGAAAATATTAGTGAAAATAAAAATATTGATGTAGTTTCATTCACTGAAAAGATGAAATCGTTGATTTAAAAGCCATATAAATATATATTATTATATATTTTAATTTACTAATAAGTTGAAAAACTTATTATATATAAACAATAATGTTTCTAATTACGGCAATCTTAGCCTGATGTTAAATTTCTATATAAACAAAGGTGTTACAATGAAAGAAATTAAGACTAAAATGGAAGCTATGCTACAGGCTAAACTCGCCGAAGGCATGGACTTTAAAAATGATGTTGCAAAAATACTAGGTGAATCCAACCTATCCGAATCAGTACAATCTGATTTTATTGATGTAACTGAATCATTAATCGTTAAATTTGGCTCTGAACTAGCTTCAGAACTAGTCGAAAGCGTTGAACTCGACTTAGCAGATTCTATTATCACAACAGAACAAAATGTTGCTGAATATTCTGAATATGTTAATGAAACCATGGAAACAGCAAAAGCTGATTACTCTGATTACTTATCAGAAAAAGCCCAAAGCTATGTTGACTATATTGACACTGGTGTCGATGCATTCTCTGAAGAAATGGACCATAAAGCCGCTCAATACTGTGAATATGTTAATGAAAATATGGATTCATTAGTACTAGAACGCATGATCGAATCTCAAGAAAAACTCGACAGATATATAGATTATGTTGCTGAATCTTATGTGGAAGAAAACCACTTAGCAATTGAACGTGGTATTAAGGAAAATTTATTGGATTCGCTTGTTGGTGACTTACGTGTTGTTTTTGAAAAACATAACCTTGAATTACCTAAAGCAATAAATGTAGTTGATGAACTCGAAGAAGATCTTTCTGAAAGCGAAGATACTATTGATAAACTTGTAGATAAAGTTAATGAACTAAAAGATGAATTGAGTGAAGCAAAACGTAAAATGCACTTCAATGAATCAACAAAAGACTTAACTGAATCACAAAAAGAACGGGTACAGACTATCGTAGAACGCGCACAACTAAATGAAGCAGAATATTCTAGTAAACTTCAAACAATTTGTGAAATGGTAAGTACCGGTAATAATGCTAGTAATGAAGCGCCTGAAATGATTATGGAAGGCAGCCAAAATTACCAACAACTTATTACAGAAAAAACTGATTCGGTTATAAGCGAACCGAAAAAAGATATTAATATGCAGGCTTACATAGCAGCTGCGCGCAACTTTGCTAAGTAAACTTAGCATATAAATATAAATATAATTTTTAAACTTTAATTAAAGGTGTAAATATGCAATCTTCAAAACAACTAGTTGAAAAATGGGATGGACTTCTAACTGCTGATGGTCTTCCTCAAATCGCAACAATGGGCCAAAAAGAAATTATGGCTCGCATTCTTGAAAACCAACAAAAAGATATTTCAAGCAATGCAGTATACAAAGACCACGAAATCAAGCAAATGGCTGAAGGTCTTATTAACGAAGCAATGACCGCTGGTGACCAAGGTCCTACTCCTACTGACCAAGCTGCTGGTGTAAATACCGGTTCTGCAGTTGGTGTTGGCGCTTCTGTAATGGGAATGGTTCGTCGTGCTCTACCTAACTTGGTAGCTTTCGAACTTTGTGGTGTTCAACCTATGAGCGCTCCAACTTCTCAACTTTTCGCTCTTCGCGCACTTTATGGTAGCGATGGCACTGGTCCTGAAGCGTTCCGTCCTGATACTGCTCCAAACACCATGTTCTCTGGTGCTGGTGCTCCCGGTAATGCTGCAATCGCTGCTGCTGACTTCAGTGCTACTATTGCTGACGGTACTATCTTCTCTGTAGGTGGTTCTGCTCCAACTAACGAAATCCGCTTCTACCAAGCAATTGGTGAAATCGACGCTACTACTCTTCAAAGTGGTGGTTCTACTGATGCAGAAATTATTGCTGTTCTAAGTGATCCTTCTGACGTTTCTGCTACTGGTGCAGTTGTTGAAGTTGGTGAAGCAATGGCTACATCTATCGCTGAATCTCAGGAAGGTTTCAACGGTACTTCTAGCAACGAATGGAATGAAATGTCTTTCCGTATCGACAAGCAAACTGTTGCTGCTAAGTCTCGTCAACTTAAAGCTCAATACTCAATTGAACTTGCTCAAGACCTTCGCGCAGTACACGGCATGGACGCAGACGCTGAGTTGAACTCTATCCTTTCTAATGAAATCGTTGTTGAAATTAACCGCGAAATCGTTGACCTAATCAACTCTCAAGCACAATGGGGCTGCGCTGGTAAAACTGCTGGTACAACTTCTGTTGGTGTATTTGATATTGCTGATGCCGATGATAACAAAGGCGCTCGTTGGGCTGGTGAAGCTTACAAGTCAATCCTTATACAAATCGAAAAAGAATGTAACGAAATCGCTCGCCAAACTGGTCGCGGTGCAGGTAACGTAATGGTTGCTTCTCGTAATGTTGTTTCTGCTCTTGCAATGACTGATACTTTTGTTTCTTTCGGTGCTCAAGGTATGCAAGACGGTAGCCTAGTTACTGATACTACTAAAACTGTTTTTGCTGGCGTACTTAACGGCCGTATTAAGGTTTTCATCGACCAATACGCTTCTCAGGATTATATCACTGTAGGCTATAAAGGTGCTACTGAATTGGATGCTGGTGTATTCTATCTTCCATATGTACCTCTTACTCCTCTACGCAGTGCTGATAGCCGTAACTTCCAACCCGTACTTGGGTGGAAAACCAGATATGGTGTTGGTGTTAACCCATTCGCTGATCCTACTGCTGGAATTCCTGGCGCACAAGTTGAGTCAATGGCTCCTGCTGTTACTCAAGGTAAGAATGCTTACTTCCGCAAATTCCTTGTAAAAGGACTTTAAGTTATAATTATAACTTAATGCGCTAAGCATTATTAAAAACCACCTTCGGGTGGTTTTTTTTGGAATATTATTTTATACATAAATACTTATAACCAGCTATTTAAAATAAATAAAACAAAGGATACAAAAATGAAACATTTTAATGATTTTCTAAACAACCTACAAGAATCACGTAAAAACCTACCACGTAAAATCAACATCGGTGATAAAATTAAAATTGATGATGACACGGAAATGGGTTTTACTGATATTTCTTTAACAGTTGAAAACATCTACATTGATACTTCTGCTTCAGGCAAAGGTACGCCAATGGTAGCAGTACAAGTTCAATTTACTGATCAAAATGGTAAAAAAATGAACGTCTCAGAAGAACAAACTTTTGACCAGATTGTTAGTGCTTATTTCAGTAAATAAAGACTAAACAACCCCTCTGGTGTCTGGTTTTAGAAGTTGATGGTATAACTATTGCTTCTTTACCAGAAGACTATATCTAAATATAAAAAAGCCCCTATATAATCAATATATAAGGGCTTTTTTTGTATCAATCGTTTAAATATATTCTGTGGTAAACCTTATTCCAACTGAACCACAAGTATCAGTATTAGTAAAATTAGTACTGCGAATATATACTCCCCTAAAATCAACTTCTGCACAATCAGCATCAGTAAAATTAGCGTTACGTAAATTTGCACCACGAAGGTCTGCACCACGAATATCTGCACCAGTAAAATCTACACGTTCAAGGCGA